TCATTGCTGCGTCATAACCTTCTGAGCCTAACCCTGCCGCTGTAAATCCAGTAGGCCTAGCTTGTACTGCCTGATAGCCTGCCCCGCCCACAGCCATAGGGTTGAAGCCCAGATTACGTGAAGTAGCGCCCACAGCCTGCGTTAACGCTTGACTTGATTGATCAAACACATTTTTTTCTGGCTCCAGAAATAAACTCATTACAATTTCCTCATTTATAATTACGTGCGACCAAATCGAATGGGGTTGCCGCTACTATCAGTAATAACACTACCTGTGCCACTACCTACTGTACCACTAGAGCTTCCACCACCTGTAGCCCTGCCGCCTCCACTATTCGTGCTTGTTCTTACAACAGGGGCTTGGCTTGGGTCAACGATATTCCAATATTGTGATAATTCAGCTTGATTTGCTGTTCCATTTTTAACTGCATCATGCAATCCAGCAGCTACTTTCTGCTCATTTGTTAAAGCATTCCAGCTCTTGCCATATAACTCATTAGCTGCTGTATTTTCAAACAGGCTAAACTCAGGCTGCGGTGTTACGACTTGATCTAAAAGACCATCAGTGCTTTGCGTATTAGTTGATAAATGATGACCATTTTCACGAGCTTTTCTCATGTACTCTATAGAATCAAAGATATCAAGTGAACCATCATTATTTATATCGAATGCCATATCTTTAGGAGTCTTACCGACAATCATTTCTGCAATACTAGCTCCTATATCAGCAAAATTAGCCGTAGAGCTGTAATCCTCAACAGGCACATCACTCGTATTGCCAATTAACGGTTGGCCTGTTAGTCCTGACACAACCGACCCTGCCAGACCTGTATTTATCAAGCCAGCAGGCATGTTCGCTAACGCCTCTGCCTCAGTCATAGTACCGCCCTGAATATTATTAACGATGGCTTCTTCCTGTGGGTTATAACCATTGCGTAATACATCTCTAGCATCAGACATGCTTATAACACCATCTTTATTAACATCATAGGCCATATCATGAGGCCTTGCGTCTACAATCATTTCACTGATGAGTTGAGCTATATCCGCATCAGATTGGGCTGGCTCACCCCAGCCTTCGGTATCAGTGTCCATAGCTACTTCATGTTCCTCTGGGCTGATATAAGAAATGCCATCACCGCCACTATACGGATAAGTGGTAGCTTCCAGAGTTAAATCTTCCTCATCAGCCATTGGGAATGTGTAATCAGGCATAGCGGAAACTATATCATTGACACTTGGCCCACCATAGGTATAACTGGGTATACCTCCTACTGCATCAATTACACCTTGCGTTGTAGCAAAATCGCCAAAGCTATATTCATCACCTAAAACAGAAGCTATGTCAGCAGCACTTGGGCCACCGTACTCATAGGATGGAATATCAATACCTCCTACTGCATCTTTAACATCAGTCAAGCCTTGAGTAATATCACCAAAATTATACTGATCTCCAACAGCGGCGCCAATATCATCAGCACTTGGCCCACCGTAAATATCTTCTTTTTCAAGAATATTATTTAACACATCCTCAATACCACCAAAATTATACTGATCTCCAACAGCAGCTCCTATGTCAGCAGCACTTGGGCCGCCGTAAATATCTTCTTTTTCAAGAATATTATTATTGATAATGATATCCTGCATATCCTGTTCAGGTGGATTAAGATCAATAACAGGTATACCATAAGACCCACCAGACCCTAGCAATGTGTGCATGAAGTTTTCAACAGTGCCATATTCGCTCTGACCATAATTTAGCGCATTAGCAAGACTTGGGTCAACCTGACCAGCGCCATAACCTACAGTATAAATTCCACCGTCAGAGCCAGTAAATTGATCGCCTATTTGCAGATCACTAGACTTAGCCTGCTCGTATGATTCTATAATCCCGCCTTGATCTGCAATTGTCTCATTAGCGGTATCTAAATTCGCCTGCGTGGCCCTTTCAGTGTAACCAGCATTAGCTATTTGATCTTCCGTTGGCGAGTAGTCAGACGGAGCGTATTCGCCTGTATACGGGTTAATAAACATTGAGTCAATAGCGCTGGCTTGGGCTGGACGATCTTCACGAAAAGCTGCTAGCGCTTCATTATATAAAGGCATAGATGAGTAACCCATTTGCCCACCAGCAAATTCCTCCGCTAACGGCATGCCAGCCATTGCATCAAAATCCTGCGGAGCCAAACCGTAGGCACTAGCCGCACTACCTGTAGCTTGCATAGCCTGCTGCTGCATTGGCGTAAATGCCGCCACTTCTGGGCCATAGTACGGCACATATCCATGACTCTGAACATCTTTTGCCCGATTGATATTTTCGATGGCTGCGTTCTCCAACCATGCTGGAATTTCCACCTGAGAACTTGTAGAACCGCCTTTGCTCATCCTATCACCTTTTCCATTACCACAAGCTGTTCTTTCCAGCCAATGTCATTTATTCGTCTTAGCCAGCCTTTACGCCCAGCCATTGTTAAACTTGTGCAACCGTGAGATTTACCCCAAGCCATAACGTCTGGCTGCATTGACTTTATTTCTTCAAGATCACCAGCACCTAAAAAAACATGAAGCACTTTCTTTTTAGGGTATTGCGTAATTTCTGTAATTAAACATGACTTCGCAGCGGGCCATAGCTGCATTCTGCCATCAATTATACCACTTTTAACATCTTCAAACGAATGCGTACCACCGCCATATTTTAAAGCAGCTTTAATCCACGGCTTGCAGCGCTCTATCTCATCCATTATTGTCGAATCCTCATTACTGACACCATAACTGATGCGCCTGCTGGCGCGTATGATGTAGCGGCTGTAGCTGATAGTTTAGCATTAGTGGTATCGGTAGCATAGTAAGCTTCAATGTAATCGCCTGCGGCTAATTGCACTAACGCATCACGCGTCATAGTTATTGCTGTCGAATTGTCTTTAATTGTTACGGCAATTGTATAGTTAGGTACATCAACACCATTTAACTTAGGCCAAAATCTTAATGTTTTAGCGCTAGAGTTTGATGACGATATATTGACAGTAAATGTCACTAAATAGAACCCAGCTTCATCAACAACCAAGCGGCTAGCTGGCGTACCAACACTGATTCCGTTTGATATAATAGTATCAGTAAAGTTGATCGGGTACGCTGTATCTGCTGCCGCTGGAGTTACATCTGAATCGACATAAAAAGTACCATAACCATCGGCTAATAAAACCTGTCTAAATACATTATCCTTAGAGACAATAGGGTAGCCGTTTTCCTCGTCCCATAGAATAATTCCGTTATCCTTAGCTGACTCATTATCAGTCTTATGGCGTAACAAAGAGCGAATCCGAATCAAATACGCGCTCAAACGCTGCGCCCAATTAATCCAATTATTACCCGTTGGCTTGGGTGGAATCTGCTGTAGGCTCATCGCTTACCCCTAGACTTAACCTCTATTCTGTTTATGCCTACACGCCAATCAGATAAATTAGCACCCTCCACACGTAATCTAATTTGCCTCCCTGTTACGCGCAAGCTGGTGGGGTTAGACATACTATAAGGGCCGTAGCTACGTTCTTGGTCATTAGGGTACATGCGAGCCTTAAACGTGGCTTCTACGTCCCCTTGTGTGCGCTCATCAGGTATCATGTTAGTGATGCTAAATATATTATCTCCTGTCCCCATTGACACTGGGCCAGTTTCAGCGAATGGAGTTGCGCCATCGTAGTTATTGCCCACCTCATGCTCATATATCTTTTTAGTTATCGGGTCTGCATACAACGGATAGCGATAAACTCCCGCATCAATAGCAGCAGTGCGAGCCAGCGTACCTATAGACCATGTTTGGTCTGCATAATTAAACGCTACATATCGGTCATTCTCGGTAGAGCCGCCCGATGGATAAAACCAACGAATCTCGGAAAACTTGGCGTTTGACACGGCAATAACCTTGCTGGCTTGCGAGCTGTTTAGATCAGAAAAAACGTAGTCGGCAACATCTGATTCAATCTCCTGCACTGCACCACCGGAATAAACATAAAATGAGCGCGGCCCCATCCATACAGCACCTAGATCAACAGTAGCTACTGCCTGCTTGGATATAACCCCACACGATGTGCCAACTCGCTCAAAGCCGTACACATACGGTGGCCCAGAATAAGTTGCAGTGTGAGCGTCAGTATCCGTTAATATTAATGTCTGATTCTGCACCCTAACTCCGCATTCTATGCGCCCGTTTGTCTGCAACTCATAGTCACCAGCTTCGTTTGTGGCGGCAACAGTCCATAATGTATTATTCTCACGATCACACCATTGTACCTTACGAGGATTGCCACCAGCGCCCAGAGCCAGTAAAAAGCGCTCATCAGTTACTACAATTCCGCGATTATTGACAGGAGCGTTGGCTATTTGTGCAGATACATTGCTAGTATTTAATTGCCATTCGTATATCTTGCCATCTGCATCTGAACAGGCAATAAGATACTCACCCCATGATTGTAAAGACCATGTAGTAGCGGGGTCTGGTATGTCGGATTCTTGACGCTGCGTACCATAGGCTTCTTGACCATAATAAGAGTTACCATACCCTACGGGGTTATTTGCGTCCTCAAATCCAGACGCTAGGCCAGATGGTGTAATGTCAAATTGTGAGCCTGCCGCATTGTAGACATAGAGCTTATTATAACTTCCTGCGGAAATCCATCTATCATTACTATTATCAATCCATGCGTTAATAGAGCGAATCTTAGAAGCTGCTGCTGTGTCTGAGCGAGTACGCCAGCCTTTTATGGGCTGCATCGTATTGTCATGCCAGCGAACCAGATTGGCATCGCGCCATCGGCCTTGCGCCTGTAGGTCTGTGCCGTTTCTGTATATACCCGCTGGTAAATCTAAGGCTACCAATCCCATATCAAACCTCTTAATTTGCTCTTAACTTGCACTAAGCCATGCCTTTATTTTATCGCCTGCTATAATAAATATAAAGCTTATTATACCAGCAAGAACTACCAGCGCTGTTATAGCGTATCTTACATCATTATCTTGTGTTGATGCGCTTTGGCGAGCTTTAATTTTAGCTTCTTGCGCCCTCTGCCATACCTGATCTTCAAGAGCTTTTTTATGGGCCTGCCACTCAGCTATTACCCAACCCTCACACTGTTGTATGATAAAACTATCCAGCTCCATCTGTTTACGTTTGAGGTCTATACTAGCAAGGAAAGCCTGTGTGGTCTGTTTGCCCTCTGCTTTGTCTGTCTTAGCCTGTAAGTCTACTTCGGCCTTAGCCTCTAAGAACTTGCTAGCAGCGCCCCATGCTTCTGAGGCGTTACTAGCGGCTGTTTTAAGGGTTTTATAAGCGCCATTAGCCGCAGAAATAGCAGCTATTATAGACACTGGGTCAAGCATTAAGCTTCCTTAACAGCGTCTGGTGTCCCGTCCACTACCGCCTGTGCGGCAGCTCGTTCAGCTTCGTCAGTAACGATCAATGGATTAGCCACAGTCTCAACGGTAGGCTCTGCGTCAATGTCATCAGAGTAAACAGTTTGTTCAACCGTAGGCTCCACAGGTTCAATAGCTGTCTGGACTACAACTTCGTGCATTACGTCCTCTGACTCCATTGTGTCCTCGTTGAACACTTGCTCACCTGTAGGCTGCATTTCTGTCAGCTCAGGGCGA